GGAACATATCGGAACTAAAGTTTTTGCTTCCGATAAATACAGAATAACCTATGAGGAGGTTATAGATGATACAAGACCTATACAAACAAAAAAGGTCCTTGGAGTTGAAGTGGGAACAGGAGCATCTGTCTAACGATAGATACACTCTTGAGATGGTTAGAATTGACGATAAGGTCAAAAAAATTATCACAGACATTAAGCTTGAAGAAGCTAGAATTGCTCACTTAAAGAATACAATTGAAGGTTCTACTCCAGAAGTTTCAGTAGCTACTTAATCAAAAGCTACATCGTTGGAAAAATTCCACTCCACACTGTAGGACTTCTTGCACTCTACTTAAAACTAGTATATAAAAAACTTACTATACAATTAATTAGAACACTGACGAGTATAGTCGACGGCCTAGAGACAGTGTTCGGAAACTAGGAGGATATAATTATGGCACAAACTACATTTTCTGGACCAATATTAGCCGGTACTATTAAAAATACTACTGGAACTACTGTTGGAACAGACATGAAAAACACTGGACAAGTTGTAATGTCTCAAACAGCAGCTGTTGATTTATCTGGAGGTGCTATTGCAGCATCTGCTCTTGATATTATCATTCCAGCAAATTCACAATTAATAGATATTGTTTTTGACAGTATCACAGCAGCATCAGGTGCTACTAATATTAGCATTGGTCAAGTTGGTGGAGCAGCTACAGCGTATGTTAATACTTTTGCTCTTGGAACAACTGTAGGACTTAAACGTCCAACTACTGAAGCTGGTGGAACATTAGCTTGGGAAGATGTTGGAACAAGTGATGTAAGATTTAATGTGACTAATTCAGCAGCAACAAGTGCTGGTGAAGTTAGAGTTACAATTTTGTACGCACAAAATAATAATCTATCATAATAAGTAATTAAGGTGGGCCTTCGGGCCCACTTAAAATTAATTTAAGGAGAATAAATATGGATTCAGATCAGAAGACATTGAACATGGCAACAGTTGGAGCCAATACATTAGCAAGAGGAGCTAGAACTAGAATTACTTCTATACAAGCAAAAGGAATAGCTAGTTCAACTTTAATTTTATATGATTCAACATCTACTGGTTCACCGGGAACTGCAGTTGCAACATATAATTTTGGAACTGAAGGACTAGAAGTTTATATTCCTGGTTCAGGTATCAAGTTTGAAAATGGTATTGTTTACAATTTAGCTGGTTCAGGCGGAAGCGTTACAGTAACTATAACAGGAGCGTAAGCTCATGGCTAACACTACCTCTGGAACTACAATTTTTGAAAAAGGTTTTTCTATTGCAGATATCGTAGAAGAATCTTATGAAAGAATTGGAATACAAGGTGTTTCAGGATATCAATTAAAAGGAGCAAGACGTTCTTTAAACATAATGTTTCAAGAATGGGGTAATAGAGGTTTGCATTATTGGGAAGTTGCAAACAATAATATTACACTAGTTGCAGATCAAGCAACATACACAATGTTTAGATCAACAACAGATGGTACTTCAAGTGCAACTGCTGTTTATGGTGTTGATGATATTTTAGAAGCTAGTTATAGAAATTCAGATAGTATTGATACACCTCTTACAAAAATAAGTAGATCAAATTATCAGGCATTATCAAATAAAACTTCTACAGGTCAACCAACACAATATTTTGTACAAAGATTTATTGATAAAATAACAGTTACTTTATATTTAACACCAGGAGCTGAACAAGCTGGTAAATTTTTTAATTACTACTATGTAAAAAGAATTCAAGATGCAGGAGACTATACCAATGATGCAGATGTACCTTACAGATTTGTACCTTGTATGACTGCAGGACTTGCATATTATTTATCTATTAAATATGCCCCAGAAAAAATTCAAATGTTAAAAATGTTATATGAGGATGAATTAAATAGAGCATTGACTGAAGATGGTTCTTCATCCAGTTCTTTTATTACTCCTAAAACTTACTATCCAGGAGTCTAATGGCAAAATTATCTAGAGGAAAATATGCGCAAGCAATATCTGATAGATCAGGTATGGCATTTCCATATAAAGAAATGGTTACTGAATGGAATGGTAGTTTTGTACACACATCAGAATTTGAACCTAAACAACCACAGATTCAACCAACAAGATTTACAGGTGATCCTCAAGGATTATCAAATGCAAGACCTGCAAGAACCGAACCTGCTACAGAAAATATGTTACCAGGTAATCCTTTAAGTTTAACTTCCGGTTCTTCTACGGTTACTGTTACTGAACCATCACACAAAAGATCAACAAATGATACTGTTGTTTTTAGAAATGTAGATGGAAGCCCTGGAGGCCTGGTATATTCTTTATTTGAAAATAGTTCAGGATTTAGTATAACAGTTATTGATACAAATAGTTATAGTTTTAATTGTGGAAGCAATGCAACTGTAACAGAAAATTCAGGAGGAATGTTTGTAACTGCAGGACCAGTTACTCTAACACCATAATGGCATATACTTTAGCAAATTTACAAGATGATATTAGAAACTATACTGAAGTAGATAGTTCTGTTTTATCAAGTTCTGTTTTAGATACTATAATTAAAAATGCAGAAAACAGAATTTATAGAGAAGCAGATTCTGATGATAATAGATTTTATGCAACATCAAACTTAGCGTCTGGAAGTAGATATGTAACTATACCATCTGATTTAAGATTTATTAGATATGTGCAGTTAACAGATTCTAATAGTAAACAAACTTTTTTAGAAAAAAGAGATACAAGTTTTATGGCTGAATATTATAATACACCCGGAACTGCATCTGGAATACCTAAATATTATGCTAATTGGGATGCTAATTATTGGGTAGTAGCACCTACTCCAAATAGTACAAATTTAATAACTTTAGCCTATACAAAACAACCAGATAGTATTACAACAACAACTGGAGCTTCTCCACCAAGTACAAATGGAACTTACACAAGTAATAAATATCAAGATTTACTTTTATATGGATGTTTGGTAGAAGCATATGGATACTTGAAAGGTCCCGCAGATATGTTACAATACTACGAAGGATCTTTTAAAAGAGCTTTACAATCGTATGCGATCGAACAACAAGGTCGTAGACGCCGGGATGAATGGGAAGATGGTGCCATTCGAACTCCTCTTAAATCTGAATCACCATCTTAATTTAAGGAGAAAAATAAATGGCAAATATAGTACCTGACTCTTTTAAAACAGATCTACTAAAATCCGTGTTTAGTTTTGATACATCGGGAAATAGTGGAACTTCTTTTAAACTTGCACTTTACGCAGAGATTACTGGTTTCAGTACTTCTACTCCAGCATATACTACTAGTAATGAAGTTTCTTCATCTGGTACAAGTTATACTGCAGGTGGAAACGCTTTAACTAATAATGGTGTAGCGATCGCAAGTAATATTGCATACGTTGACTTTGCAGACTTAACTTTTTCGTCTGTAACTTTAACAGCAAAAGGAGCACTGATTTATAAAGATGGCGGATCCAATAATGCTGTATTAGTTTTAGACTTTGGCGGTGCAAAAACTGCAACTAACGGTGATTTCGTTATTCAGTTTCCAACACCAAACTCTTCTAGTGCAATTATTAGACTTGGAAACGCATAAGATTTTTGGAGTAGTAAATGACAGCTTTTGTAATTAACGATAGAGTTAAGCAATCAACTACGACTACTGGAACAGGAACAATAGATTTAACTGGTACTTTTACTAGTGATGGTTTTGAAACATTCGTTGCCGGTATAGGAGATGGTGTGCAAACTTATTATGCAATCGTGCATGATGGTACAACTGATTTTGAAGTTGGTACTGGAACTGTAACGGATGCAGGGACAGATACGCTTTCAAGACAGGAAGTCGTTTCATCTTCCAATTCTGATTCGTTAGTAAACTTTGGTGCAGGCAGTAAAACTGTATTCTGTACATTGCCAGCTAAGAAAACTATTTCTCCAGTAATGGATGCAACACCTTATGTAGTAACTCACGCTTCAACTTTAAGTCTTAATCAAACAGTAGACTCTGGAGTTTTAGCAGGACCAGTTACAGTAACAGGAACACAAACAATAACAGGAACGGTAGTAGTCGTATAATGAGTCAAATAGAAGTAGATAAAATAATTCCACAATCAGGCACAACATTAACCGTTGGTGACTCTGGTGATACGGTTACACTTACATCTGGTGCAAACCTATCAGTTGATGGCACAATAAAACTAGATGGTAACTATCCAACAGGAACAGACAACGTAGCAATAGGAGATACTGCATTAGATTCAGTTCAAGCTGGTGGTATTAGAAATGTTGCAATAGGAAGTAAAGCCTTAACTGCTGCCACAACAGGAGATGCTAATGTCGCTATAGGTTGGCAAGCATTAGATGCTTTAACAACATCTAGTAATAATGTTGCAGTTGGTGCAAATGCTTTAAGTGCAAATACAAGTGGAACACAAAATACAGCAGTCGGTAGAGAGGCGGGTCAAGTTATTACAACAGGTTCATGCAACACTTTATTAGGTAGTTTTACTGGACAAGCTTTAACAACAGGTTCAGAAAATACATCACTTGGTTCATTAACTTTGAGTGCTCTCACAACAGGCTGTAAAAATACTGCTGTTGGAAAAGATTCTATGGCGTCAAACACAATAGGTAATTTTAATGCATCAGTAGGTCTTGCTTCTTTATGTTCAAATACTGAGGGAGATTCAAACGTTGCTTTTGGTAATTTTGCATTATCTGAAAACACAACAGCAGATAACAACACAGCAGTAGGTTTTAAATCTTTATGTGCTAACACTACAGGAACTCAAAACATAGCTGTTGGTGCATTTGCTGGAGATGCAATTGATACTGCAAATTATAATATAGCTATAGGTTATGCTGCTTTATCAGCTGATGCTGGAGATGCAAATGTTGCAGTTGGAAGATGTGCTTTAAATGCTACTACTGGTTCAAATAATGTAGGTATAGGTTATTCTTCTTTATGTACTAATACTTCAGGATCAAACAATACAGCAGTTGGTTTAAATTCTATGGGTTCTAACACAACAGCATCAGATAACACGGCTGTTGGTCACCAAGCATTATTTACGAAT